GGGGAAGAGAGGGATCGGCGCTGGATAGCGTACCCCCCTCGTGCGCCAGATTCTAACCCGCCCCCGTGCGCGTGTCCATTAAGCAGCAAGGTGCTCAATGAGTTTGTCCATAGGGCGGAGCAGCGTGGTGCTCGCCACCAGAAAGCGCTCACGGTCAATGCCGCGGCTATGGTCTGGCAACTCTTTAACTTCCCACTGCCCAAAGGTCTTGGTGCTAATCACCAGCATTGCCTCACTCACTCTGCTCACAAACACATAGGCAATGGGCTTCACTACCTTGCCGTGGTAGCCGCTCTCTGTGTCCACAATGATTGTGTTGCGGGCTTTGTAGCTGGCTGGCTCCCAGTCAAAGTCAGGGCTCACACCCTTTACCTCAATCACCCGCCCATCAAGTAGCACCACATCTTTTTCAAGCGCGGTGAACCGTGCGCGGTCAGCCTTATCCTTTGCAATCTCTAGTGCCGGTACGGTGTTGGCAATGCCGTGCACCGCAAGGTACTCGCCCACGAGCTCATTGTAATAATGCCCCTGCTTAAAGGCTGCCTCGTAATCGTGCATTACTTTCCCCCCTTCGCTCTGCGCGCTGCGCGGTTAAGCGGCTGCGGTGCCGCTGGTTTCTGGCGTGCGCTCATCATTGCAATCAGCGGCTTCCACTTTTCCTCATACACGGTGTCAGCGTCATAGCGTGCCATTTCTGCTGCCACGGCAGCGCGGTCAACCTTCCCTGCTTTGGTTTCCTCATAGACAGACTGCAGGGCTTTGTAGATAGCCTCAACATTTGGGATAGCAAAAAAGGATTGCTGGAACTCATCCCACACACGCTGCACCGGCACCTTGTGGCTATGCACGCCAACTAACTCAGCCTGTGCACTGAAATCAGAAACTATGGTTGGCAGGCCTGTGCTCATCCCCTCCACGGCAGGGATGCCAAAACCTTCCCCCATTGAAGTAAGCAGCTGCACATCAGCAGCCGAATACATCTGGGCAATTGCAGTGTCAGGGATTCCGTTGCGCCAATGCACTGGGTGTGGGTAACGCACGCGCTGTTGGTCAATCCCAAGGTGCGCCACCAGGCGCGGAATGTTTACGCCCTCACTGAATCCATTTGGCTCAGTGTGAAGCATCCAGTAAACATCTTTGCGGTCAGCCATCAAGCGGCTCATTGCGTCAGCCATTTCGCCAAAGGCCTTGCGCACGGGGATGCGACCGCGGTTGGCTGCATTAGTCACCACAAGGAAAGCATCGGCTGGAATCCCCATAGCCTCACGCGCACCCTTGCCTGTGTCTTTAAAAACGGTGCGGTCAATGGCGTGCGGGATATAGGAAACCTCAGCGCGTGGATAGCCAGCGTCAAGCAGCTCCTGCTCACCAAACTGACTCATTGCAATGGCGTGATGGTTTCCCTCGCGCAGAAACTGCACCACCATTGGTGGCACCGGCTTATGGTCTATTGGTGTCCAGCACGCAAGGTTTAACTCTTTGAACCCTTGCACGCCCACGAGCGGCCACAAATCAAACAGCACCACACCGAACGAATCTGGCTTGCCCTCAGCCCACGCTTTCATATTCTCTGGCGCAGCGTCAATGCTGTAGCGCATCAGCCCTTCAGGCAGGATGATGTGCCCGTGTGCACAATTCATCATTACGCTTGCGCCGTGGTTGGCGCTAATCGCTACCTCGTGCCCAGCCTTAACCATCCTGTGCACCACCTGTGCACTTTGTGCACCGTAGCCACTTGGCACGGCACAGCTGTTGGAATACCAAGATATGCGCGCCATTGCTTCCCTCCCTCTATTTGTGCCGCGTCACTCTGCCGTGGCATTGCAAGCATAATACCCTTAAAGCGTGCTCTGGCACAATAAGCGCCCCGCCAGCACTTAGGGGCTGGATATGGTCAACGGTCAGCCGCACCCCTGTGGCACCGCATCCCTCACACCACGGGCGCTTAGCGCGCACTTGGGCGCTCAGCTTGCGCCACGCTGGGTTTAGGTACGGGTTAGGTTTGCCCTGTTTCCACTTTGCCTCAGCCACCCGCCGGTGAACCTCGCAGCGGTTTCCCCCCTGTGTGAGTATTCCGCAATCAAGGCACGGGCGCTGAAACCTCACGCCTTGGGAAACTCTGGCAGCGGGAGGAATTGCGCCAGCACCTTTGCCATATGGTCAACCGTGCGCTCAGTGGCATCCTCGTATTGTGGGCTGAACACAGCCCACGCAATCTCACCCAGTGGCTTTTCAAGATTGTCAACCACAGAATCAGCCTGGTGCGCATTCAGGTGTAGTAGCTCGTGAATCATTACCTCACGCTGGCGCTCAGGCTCTTGCCGCCAGAAATCGTGGCTTATGCGCATCTCAGCGGTAAAGGCCGCTTGGCTGGTAACGCTGATATCAGCCCAGGCATCAACATCGCTGGCATCTTGTGCCACCGTCACGCGCCAATGGGAGAGCAGTAAACCAGCCTGCAGCTCAGCAAGGTATGCGCCAAGCAACTCCCACTTATCCGCTACTGATTGCTTCGCCATACGCCTCCCCTAAAGTCTGATGATGGAGCGGGCGGGGAGTTGCACCCCGCGTTTAGCACGCTCAGGCATTGCCTATATGAGCCGCTGCATCTACGCCGCCCCGCCTAATAATAGCGCCCGCCGGTGGGAGGAAACCACCAGCGGGCGGGGTGCCTGTGGAGTGAATCACAGGCGTTGCCGAATCCTACACTACGCCTCACCTGGGCGCTCATAGGCGCGGTCAGCGTCAAGCGGTGCCTTAGTCTTGGCACTATCTGCCAACGGCAGCGGGCTAATTGGGCGCAGTGGGCAGGTTGCATCCCAACACTTTGGGTAGCGGTCACGCTGCTCTGCCCCTACGCAGGTGCGGCACATCTGCTCAACCACCAGCTGGTAGCGCTTCAGTTGCGTTGGCTCTGCAAGGCTTTGTGTGATTGCCAAGGCGTATGCCTTCACCCACTCAACCTCATCAAGCGTTGGCACCACGCCACCAAAGTAGCGCTCACGCATCCAGTGCACGCTGCGCTGATGGTGCTCAGTCATCCCAAAGAGTTTGTTTGGGCTTACCTTCAGCCGCGCTGCCCATATCCGCACCGCGTGCGAAAAGTCATCAATGAGTGCTAGGGCTGTCGGATTACCCGAATGCTTACGCGTACTAGGCCGCTTCCCAGAGTTGCCAGCTGGCTGAATGCCGCTGGGCTTAAGTCTATTGCTCTGCTCTTTTTCGTCCATACCCCCCTCAAATCTTTGCGGCATCTGGCGCAATGGTCAACCACGGTGACCACCACACACCGGCTGGGGTCATCCTGCCTGCACACCCTCAGTCTATACGGTTTGTCACCCCAGCGCCAACTTCCAACAGCGGCATAATGCTTCAACCGATATGGCGGGCGCGTGTACCAAGTGCTTTGCCCTCCAACGCCGTGCTGTGGGGTATAGGTTGCGTCATACCAGGATGCAATTCCGCCCATTGGCACCCCTGTTGGCGTGAGTGCCAGACTCAACGCCAGCAGCAGTGCGGTCATTAGTCAGCCTGCACGGTGGGTTTGCCACCGCCAACGATTGCATCACCAAACCAGCGCCCTGCCTTGCTGTCTGCCCAGTAAAACAGGTCAGACATATCCCAGCCGTTTGCATTGGCAAACTTCAACAGCTGGCGGTCACCGTATGCCTTTTGCTTGCCGGTCATATACTCCCTGCACCCAAGGTAGCCAAAGCCACCGCGTGCTGGGTTGAACATCAGCGCCTCAATGTGCCCAATGGTCAGCTTCATTAGCGCACCGCCTGTGCGCCAGCCTGTGCCGCGTCAATATTGTTGACAATGTGAAAGTCAAAATCAACGCACGCATAGGTTTCGCAGCGGTTGCAGCGGTAGTGCGGGTTTTCGCACTGAATGCCCTCAAGCCGGTCAAATCCTGATGCCATTACATCGTTGCCACAGGTGCACTCCAGCAGCTCGCTGGTTTTGCTCTCAAACTTGATTGTGCCCTTTTCCATTTTCTCACTCCTTTTGCAGCTCCAGCAACTTGCTGGTTTCCTCGCTGCTATAGGCATCATAAACCCCCTGTTGCAACGGTGTCAAGCCGTTGCAGGGGGCTTGCGCCACACATACACATACCCTGTAACAATAGGCTCAACCCCACGCTCAGCCAGCCACGGCAGCACCAAGGCGTGCTTGCCCTTTTCCTTGCCCATACAGTCATCAACCGCGATTAGGCACCCTGGGCGCAGGCGGTCATAGATAGCCTCCAGCTCAGCGCGGTGGTGCTGGGCGCTGGCATCGCTGCCAGCCGTCCAGTCATAGGAATCCAAATAGAGCAGGTCAATGGTGCTGGCATTCGGGAATGTGCGCAGCGCCTCAACTGAATCCTGCTGGTGCACCTCCATCTTGCTTACCGCTGCGCGGGCTGCTGCCACGCTGTCTGGGCTGATGTCATAGGAATGCCCGTAGCCGCCGTGCTGCTTCAGCAGCCAATCCCACACCGCGGTGCTCTGGCCGTCACCCGCCCAGTTATCAGGCTGGCGCAAGCATCCTGTTTCAACAATGCCGATAGGTCTGCGCAGCTCTGCGAGCGTGTCAGCAATAAATGTAAATGCCTGCCACCGGCGAGTATCGCCCAGGTGCTTTGAGAATTTGCTGGCGAAGTCAGCGCTACTCATCAGTTGGCTTGCTTACAAACCACTCTGTGAAGTCATCCAAATCCAGCACGATAACTGCGCGCCTTCGCCCACCTCCAACGCCTGGGCTGTCACCAATCACCAAGCCACGCAGCTGGTCACTCTTTACGGGCACACTCTGCAGCCAATCCCATTGGCGCTCACTGAAGCTGCCGCCCACTTTACATTGCACCTGCAGCCATTCACCTTCACCGCCAGTGGCATCTGCTTTTCCGCCAAAGTGGCCCACACGCCTACCGCCAAGTTTCTCCGCCACAAATCTTTCAAACGCGTGCCCGCGCTGGCGGCTGTTTTTTCCCTTGCGGCTCTTGGCTGGGTCAATGCCTTGCTTAATCGCCTCATCCTTGAAGTAGCCCACTACGGCACCAGCCTTGCGAGCTGCGCGGTGCCACCATCGCTCAAGGTGAACCGGCTCTGCTCCAATTGCATTAGCCCGTGCTTCACCAAGTCAAGGTTTGTTTTTCGGTTTCCAATTCCCTCGTACAGAAAAAACCAGCCTTCAGGCGCTACCGCATCAGCAAAGCGCTGGCTGAGAATGCACCACGCCCTGCCTCCAACCCCAGGCTCATAGCACCACGCATCAGGGCCCTCTTGCACCGCAATCACGCGCTCATCAAGGAATGGTGCAGCTCGCTCAATGCGGGTCATTTTATGTGACCCTTATGCATCCACTCCAGCCTGCGCTGCTTTGGCTCGTAGCCAATGCGCAGCACACGGGTGGCATCCTTGCCGGTGTCAATGGTCTGCCCGCACTCAGCGCACGGGGTAGGCGAAAACACGGGTGCCTTGCTTGCGCCGCCCCGTGAAGTCTTTACGCCTGCCATAGTGCCGCTCTCATAATCCACACCACGGTAGCAAACCCAACCACCGCGTACATCGCAGCCAGCCAACCGCTGCCGCGCTTGCTTGCAGTGGGGATAGAAAGCGCAACCAGTATTGCCATTGTGAGCTGGAGCATCGCCAGCGTTACCCCTAGAGCACTAAAGGTATTCAATGGGTGATACTCCCACTAACTACCTCAAGGCGGTCAATTGCGGCCTGCACGGCTGCCTGTGGGGTTTCCCCCTTAAACTCCAGCTCGCCATCAAGCCTATCCACCAGCACGCAGACAAAGCCGCCGCTTGGAACCGCAAGCAGGGCATCAAACTGATACCCCACCATTGCGCATAGCGTGTTCAGCTGCTCAAACATTCTCACTCCCTCCATCAATCGCAGCCACCAGGGCTGCATATGCCTCTTGCACCGTGCAAGCGGTGGTGTCAATGGTGGCATCAAACGCTGCCCCCTCCCACCCTGTTTCAGTGATATCACCATTGCCCGTGAACTCCCCCGCCCTGCGCTCTCTGCGCACTTCAGCATCAGCGTGCACCCGCACAATGGCAATGCTTGGCTCAATCACGCGCAGCATTTGCACCTCGCTGGGCAGCCGCACATCGTCAACCACTACGGGCACGCCATTCTGCCAAAGTTGGCTATACCCCTCTGACCACACGCGCAGCCAAAAATGAAGGTCAACATCGCGGAGTGCCATCCCTACTTCCTGCATCAGCTCGCGCCCTGTGAGGGTCACCTTGCCGCTGAAGCGTTGAAGGTCAATGGTTTCGCCCTTGCTGACACCCTCGCGGTATGCCATTTGCAGCACCCGCCTGATGCCATCAGCAATGCCGTGCCGCCTGTAGCCGCGGTGCTCAACCAGCAACTCAGCCAAGGTGGTTTTACCCGCGCCCTGTGGCCCGATTAGCGCAACGGGGCGGCTCATATTTCGCCCCGCTCAACCTTGCCGTACCAGACACTGATGCACTCCCTAAATGCCTCAGTGGTGGTGGCAATGAGTTGCGCCTTACCGCCAATGAGCTCGTGCACCGCGTGCACCGTCATTGCCGTACCGGCGGTGTGCCCTGTAACCACGAGCACGGTGAAGGCTGGCTGCTTTGCCAACTGCTCTAAAAGAATCCTCTGCCCTGTGCTCAACTGTTCATTAGGGCGCTTCCATTCCTGTACCAGAAACCTACCCTTGCGCTCACCAATAAGGTCAATGTTTGAGAAACCCCACTTAGGGTTAGCTGGAATAATCCCCTCTATGCCCGTGGTGTCAATGTGGGTTGCTCCCTCATTGCGCATCATCAGATACCGCCTCTCAAAATCTTGCCTACTTGCATTGGCTGTTTAGTAAGAGTGTCTTTCTCCTTCTCCCTCTCTATGTCATTCTCTCTGTCAGTGCGTTGCATTTGCGTTGCAAAACCGTTGCGTTGCGCCATTCTGAACCTGTTTGAGCGCTCCGTTGCACTAGGGTCTACTTGATATTTAGAAAAGTTGTCTACGCAAATTCTTTTATTTGACTCAAAAAGTAGCCCAACCTTCAGCAATGTTGATAAGTGCTTATGCAGGTTAGCAGGCACCAGAGTGCGCAAATGCTCAATGCTGCCAAAGCTCCCCTGTGGGCGCTGCCGCTTCGCCCGCGTCAGCACCTTGAGATAGGTGAGCTGCGCCAGCGGTGGTAGCACCGCAATCCGCTCATCCTCATCCCATCCCACGCTCAACTTAATCCACGCGCCTTGTGCCATTTATTCCCTCCCTGTGTGGCGGGGGCTGGCGTAATTAGCACCAGCCCCCAATTGCTGAAGCCTAAAAAGGCAACTCCTCAAGCGTATCCTCAGGCACCAGTGCCGGTGCCGCTGGCTTGCTGTGGGCTGCTACCCACTGATTGCTTGGCTTATCCTTGCACCACGAGCCATCAGGTGCCTTATGGGAGGCCGCCCAGAATGGGTTATAGGGCTTCCCCGTAGCTTTGCTGACACCACCTGGCTTCAGGCTCCAAGCCTGCCCGTGACTGCAAGTGCCCTCAGTGGTTGACTCTGCAAAAATCATTGCAGCCTTCACTGCCAGCAGGTCATCATTTGAAGGGGCTGTGACCCCCTCGCTAGAATCCCCGTATTTGCCCTTTTCCGCCACGCTAATGGCTGGTGCAACCGTAGGCTGGGGCTTGGTAGCCCCCGCGCTCTTATCGGGGCTGTAAAGGCTCCTGCCAACGCCTACCTGTGCCGCGCACCGGCGGAGGGCATCGCTCACCGCTGACTTAAGCGGCTCGTCATCCTGAGGGCCATTGGGGTAGCCGTAATCTTGGCGGATTGTAGTGCTGCCATCAATCACTAGCGCCAAGCTGCCGTGCACCACGCACCTAGCAGGGTCAGCCACCTTCACCTCAAACTGCCAGCCAGCGATTCCCAGCACATCGTCAAGCCGCTGTGCCACGGCACGAGCGTCAGCGTATGTGAACACCAGCCCAGCCCTGCCTGGACGCTGCTTCAAATCCTTAGCCTCAAATGGCGCGCTAAGCGCCGCGGCGATTTCCTTGCTCACTTTGTTGCCTCCTCACACTTTAGGCAAGTCCACCACTTCAAAAACCGTGGCTCTTGCTTTGTTGAACCATCTTCTTCCTTGACCGTTACCCACATCACATCGCTTGTGACTGAATCGCGCTTTTCGCAAATCACACACTGGTGATACTTGCGGTCACGAATAAGTTTCTTGGAGTCTGGCTGCTTTTCCCAAGTCAGCATTATTCCCCCCTCTTAAACTTAAACACCCGCGCCCCAGGTACTTCCTGAGTTGCGCCGTCAATGATTTCTTGCGGCACCTTTGCCGCCTCCAGCGCCGCTTTGAAATCTACTTTGCGGCTGGGTTTATTCTGTTTCCAGCTGGCGTACCAGCCCGTGCCGGTGATGCCCACCTTATCCCCAATGGCTTCCTTCAACACCACTGCCAGATTCTGTAGGTGTTCATCAGCAAGCTTGCTCTCATAGAGCGCGTCAGCATACTGCTCAGCCACGCGCTCAATGCCGTCATCAGCGTGTGCCCACTCATCGCTGGCTTGCGGTACCACCTTTGCCAGCGTGTCTGAGTCTGTGCCAATCACCTCTGGCGGCTTGCCGCTGGCAATCAACTCACGAAACTCAACCGCCTTGCGGTACAGCTCTTGCTGATAGTCAGGGTCAGCCATTACGCGCTCACACCTAAACTTCAAGCCTCCTAGCAGCGCCACCACATCAACCCACGGTGCGCCTGTGCAGAATGCCTGCCACTGAACCTGTGCCACATATTCAGGCGGCACGGGGTACAGCTGCCAGCGGCTGCTGGTGCTGGTTTTCACCTCCACCAAACCAGGCTCACCCACCACCGTGCGGTCAAGGCTTGCCATTGCCCACGGGGTATCAATGCGCCGCACAATGCCATTGCTGCGCTTCAACTTCCTGCCGGTTTCTAGCGTGTACCAATCAGCCACAGCCTGCTCAAGCAGGATGCCACGGGTGGCAGCCTCACCTGCTGGCTGCTCGCCAATCAGCCCGCTCTTTTGTGCCCACAGCTCGTAGCGGGTTTTGTAGGGTGACAGCCCTGCAATCACCACCGCATCAGTTGCTGTGATTCCATCCTTGCGCAACTCAAACCATTCAGGTGAGCGCTGCGCGGCCTTCACGAATTCAAACACTCTTGCCATTTACTTTCCCTCCTTTACAAATACCAAAATTGGCTCAAACTTAAACCCGCCCTTATTCATACTTGAGAGCGCCAGCCTGAGCGTATCCAGCTGACGAAATCCAATGTGAAGCGCCAGCGCCTCAGTGTCAAACACCAGCTCTGGGTAGCTCTTGACATCAGCAATGTTTATGACCATATGCCCACCTTCCTCTAATGCCTCATAGCAGTTGCGCAGTGTCTGCCTAAGGAAGCCATCGCGCCAAGCGCTTGCAGTCTTAAACCGCACCGCGCTTTGCGTTTCCTCATTCGCATACGCCTCTGTATTGAAATATGGCGGGGATGTGAAGCAGAGAGATACCGAGCCGGCGGTTGGCGTAAACTCCTCTGACCCAATTTGGTGCAGCTCAATAGCCTTATTCCCGCCAAAATCCTCTGCAATCTGGCGCAACCCAACCATAGTTTTAGCTGAAGGGTCAGTGCCGATATACCCAGTCACACGCTCTGACGCAATCGCCCCAAGCAATCTGCCCCCAAACCCACAGCTCATATCCCATACCACCCCCTGTGCAAATCGGTCATAGATAGCAGCCGCCGCTGTGGGTCTAAAGTTTGAAACACGCTGGGTACCTGACGCGGTGCGGATAGCCTTGCGCACCTGTGCAGGTGTCATATCCGGTGTGCCATCGCCGGCAATGTCATAGCCGCCCCACTTAATGCGTGAAAGGATTGCTTTACGAAAAAGCGCCTCATCCTCCCAGATATCAAGCGGGGTCAGCATTTTGCCGCACTTAATCGCCCAATGGTGTGGGAAGTATGACCAGAGCAACCCCATTGCGTGAAGCGTTTGCCAAACTACGCCATCAGCAATAAGTGCTGAGCGGTCATATGCAAGGAAGGTTGAGAAATCCCTGCGCCGCTCATCGTCAGAAAGCCCGTAGTGCGGGAAGCCCCGCCCACGGAGCTTAAAAATAAGTAGCGCAACATCATCAGGGTTAGGCGCAACCGTTGGCTTAACCTTTGCGGCTGCTGCCATTACTTTCCCTCCTTTTTTCTATCCTGCTTTGCCCAGCCTGAGCCTTTGTATTGCACCGCCGGTGCATTGATTACGCGGGGCATAAAGCACCCGCACTTTTCACAGCGCGGAGTAAGTGGCGCATCAATGGTTTGCAGCCGCTCATCCAGCGCCTTGCATACGGGGCACTGATACACATAGAGCGGCACTAACTCAACCACGCATAGATAAACACCCAGCCAGCAAGCGCAAAGAGTAGCTGCGCCATAAAGCGCAGTTTGTCTGCACGCTGCTCACCGCGCACTAGGCGCGGCACACTGAGCGGGCGCATATCAGTGAGCACCACTGGCTCATTAGCCCTGTTCAGTTTCACTGCATCCCTCCCGCTGCTAGTAGCAGCACCATCGCAAACATAAACAGCGCCACACTCAGCGCCTCAGCAATAAAGGTGCGCATTATCGGTCAGCCATTTCTGCTGCAGCAATCTGCGCAGCCTCTGCGCGCAGCGCCTCAAGCTCACCGCACTTGCACTGGTTGCCTGCGCGCACATCATCGCAGCAGGCGCAGCAGTCAGCCACGCCATTTGCAAGCACGGTGTGCTCGTGAATCGGTGCAACCAGCTGCGCCTCAAACGCAGCAATAGCGTCACGCACCTCATCGGTAAGCGTGAAGTCAACCACCAAGCTATCAAGAGCCTTTGCCATTTTTTACTCCTCTGCCAGGCCCACCGTTTGGTGGATTCACTCCCTGACTCCCATAAGGTACACCCACCCCTGCAACGCTGTCAAGCCGTTTGCAACGGTTGTTGCGTGGCTATTTTTTATGCAGGCTGGATGGTAACAATCGGAGGGTAGCCCCCGCCCGTGAGGAGGGTACGGGCGGGGGTCAAGCAGCCTCTCAGGGCTGCTTAGTCAATATCCTCTGAGCCTGCCAGCTCAACAGCCAGCGCAATGCAATCGCGGCAATAGCCCTCACCCTCCACCACCGCATAGCCTGCGCCTAGCGCAACGATAGACTCATTGGCTTTCCATACGCGGCTGCTCAGTCCACACACCTCACAGCGCCCCCAAGGTGGCGGCTCTTTTGCGGCAGCGTATGCCATTGCCGGTTAGCGCTTCAGGCGCTCTTGGTACACGGCAGCCTCAATGGCCGCCCCAATGGCTTCATCGTCCAGCTTGTAGCCACGCTTTAGGCACTCAGACTTCACCAGCGCCAGAGCAGCTGCCTTTTTGGCTTCGCCTTCCTCTGTGCCAAGTGTCTGCTCAATGGAGCGCACCGCCGTGCGAGCAATCGCCTCAACCATTGCAAACTGCTCAGCGCCCATACGAGCCTGCAGGAAATCAATTACCTGCTTGCCCAAATAGCCAAGCGCACCAATTGCCACGGGCACCAAGCCCACAATCAGCGCATTCAATAGGTCACTAATAATCGGATTCATTACGCGGCTCCCCTCTTGCTAATCAACACCATTGCGGGCGGTGTTGGAAACCCAGCATTGCCCTTGCTATCGCGCAAAGTTTTGACTTCCTCAGGCATTGCGTAGCGCCCCTCTTTGCCTTCCTGCATTGTAGGGCACGCATACTCCCAAGTTGAATTGCTATAGCCAAGCACCACCCAGTGCCCGTAGGTTGCAAGCGGCTGCTTGCGCCAGTAATCGCGCTGCCACTTTGAGCGCAGGCGGTCTGGCACTACCTTTTGGCTGGCTTGGATATTCAGGATGAGGATGCTGCCAGCCTTCACCTCATTGCTTGCCTCACTCCAGTCATACACAATGCGCGCCTTCAGCCCCAGAATCTTTGCAGCATCGCGCACCTGCTTTGCGCTCGTGCCCTCTGCGCCGGTAGGCGTGTCAATGCGCCCAGCCTGCTCACAGGCTTTGTGCCCCTGCTTGGTGCTGGTATCAACGCCAAGGGCTGTAGCTGCAGTTGCAAGGCTTGCAGGGCCGCAATCGTCCATAGCCTTAACGCCAAAGCGCTCTGCCAAGCCAAGCTGGCTGCGTACCTTCAGAATCATTTTCCCTGCCCTTGCAGCCAAGTAATCAATCCGCCGAGGCCAGTCAGCCCCAATAAAAAGATAATGCCCTTAGCCAGATTCAGCGCACCGCGGGATTCCGCCAAGTCAATTTTAATTTCAGTCAGGTCTTTCTCAATGCGGTCTAGCCGCTTTAAAATCTCGCTGCTTTGGCTGGCTGTCATTATGCTTCAGGCTCCTGACCTTCAGGCAGCGGCTCTGGCTGCGGCTCATCAATCATAGCAATAGGCTCCTCAATCACTTCAGGCTCTGGCTCAGGCTGCGGTGGCGGTGCGAATACGCCGTCAAGATACGCGCCGCCAATCCACACGCTTGTATCTGGCTCCACTTCAATGATGGCAACCGCGCCGAACAGCGCGGAATAGTCGCGCAGGAACTGCGCCTGCTGCGCTGGATTGAGCGCGCCGCTGATAAGTTGCACCACAATGCCATCTGCGTTGGTGAAGGCGTAGCGGGTCATCCGATGTACACCACGGTGAGCAGGCCTGACCCCCCTGACCCCCCAGTACCGCCGATTGCAGTGCCGCGTGAGCCGTCCATAAAGCCGCCAGTGGTTCCAGTGTCAACCTTCACCAAGCCTCCAGCACCACCGCCTGCGCCTGTGTTTGCGCCAGCATTGCCGCCATTTCCAGCGGTCAAAGTAACCGTGCCAAGTGAGGATGTAATTGCACAGCAGATACCACCACCAGCGCCACCGCCGCCTGCACCGCCAGCGGATGCCGTACCAATGATTGGCGTGCCTGGTGAGTTGCGTGAGTTTGCACCACTACCGCCGCCACCGCCCTCTAGGAAGTAGTTAGTCGTGGTGCCTGGTGTCGCTGGAGTTCCGCGCACCGCGATTGCATTTGTAGTAGTTGATGTCGCGCTTCCTCCAGCAGAACCAATGTTGCCAAGAATAGTGAAGTAAGAAACAGGGTCAAAGCCGCGTGTGGCAGCCGTGCCAGATACGCCACCTGCGCCTACCGCTGCTGCAGTACCAGTTGCCGTACCAGGCGTGCCACCGTTTGAGCCTGTGCCGCCGAGGTACTGATTGACTTCAAGCACAGTTGCTGTTGCAACTCCTGCAACTGCGCCGCCGCTTCCGATGGTAGTAGTAGTGCCAGCAGCGCCACCACCGCCACCACCTAGCACAGAAAGGTACGAGCCGAAAGTGGTGGCAGCGCCATCGGAACCATTAGTTCCGGCGGCAGTCCTGTGCGCCGTGCCGCCTGTAGTCTTCGCAACGGTTCCACCAGCGCCACCATTGCCACCTGCGCCGATGCCAACGCTGACTGATGTAGCCGTGCCAAGAGGAATGTCGCGTGCGATTACGATGCGGGAGCCGCCTCCCCCTCCACTCCCAGCACCACCAAATAGGCTGCTGGTTGCCCAGACCATCTGGCCGCCGCCACCACCGCCGCCGCCGCCGATTGCAACCACGGTCACATACTCAACCCCAGTTGGAACAGTGAAGGTTCCGCTGCTTGTGAAGGTTTCGGTGATAAGGAAAGCGCCACCGCCGCCGCCGCCACCTTGCGAGGTCTGAAGGAGGATGGTGTCAATGTCAAACGCAATGCCGCTGGTGACATCTGCCGTTGCAGTCATCGTGAAGGTCAAGTCCACATAGGCCGCAGACACGCCCACGATTGCGGTGCCAGCCGTGGTGAACCCAGTGATGCTGCTCACCGTGCCATTGTCAAACACCGTGCCGATTGCGTTCGTGCTGAGCTGCGTGCCGGTGTAGTCATAGTAGGTAGCGTCAAGCTTCAGGTTAACCTGTGTAGTGCCTGCGTAAGTGCCAACCTTTTCAAGTGTGGCAATTGCCTTTTGGCGCAGCGCAAGGTTATCGTCAGAGATAACAGCTGAGCGCGTGGTAATGCTGAGCGTGTAACCGCTCGCCGCAGTGCCTGGATTCATTCGCAGAGAGTAGGTATTGCTGGTGGTATCAAACACCACCTGCGCTGTCATCTCGCCATCAGAATCATCAACAGGTGCAGACCAATACGGCAGCGGGTTTTCATTACTAATCGGTTCCTCTACTGTTGGCGGGAGCAGGTTGAAGGTACCGTTGGCAACGCTAAAGAGCGTTTGCGCAAGCGCAGCAGGGCCTAGCGGTGAGCCGCCAAACTCATTATCTGCGCTAATGACGGGGTTGCCGGATGAGTCAAAAACACCACCGCTAGTGGTTGAAGCAAAAGACTCATCAGCTCCAAAGCGTGGCATTTATCTCCCCTTGTTTAACAAGTTTGTCAGATTGCTTGCCGGCTTGCGGTTAAAGGTAACTGTAATATATGAGGTGAAGCTACCAGCCTCAAGCCCCCAGTCAACCTGCTCAATGCGGTACAGGCCAGTCAAGCCGAGCTCAGCGCATTCTATAGAGCACCATTGGCCAGGCTTCCAGCCCTCAACTAAGGCAAAGGTTGACGCGCCAGTTTGTGCGTATCCACTATTGTAGCCGTATTGGTTAAAAGATTCTGTGCCTCGCCCGCGCACGGTGAATGACCCGCTAAGAATGGGCCTGTGTCGCTCTAGGAAAAAGGCGGTAGCTACGCGCCCAATCTCAGCCTGCACATTGGCACTGCGCGTTGGGGCTTCAATCACATCATCAAATCGTGGAGAGAGCGGGCGCAGGGTATACCCACTATCAAGATAGTTTTGCACCTTGGTTGCCGCTGGCTCGTTGGTTACAGAGGATGCGATAACCAGCGCCTCTTTGGTGGTGCGGTAATCCCAGTCAAGTACAAGGTTATTTACAAAAATGGTTGCCGCCGCCGTGGTGGTGTTTGGATTCTGCGTGCCAGTGGTAATAATCTTGTAAGGTGCCGTGGCATAAGTGGGCACGCTCGTAGGGTCAGTCAGCAAATAGTTAAGCCGCCCTGCAGTGTCAACATAATAGCGGCGCTCTTTGGAATCCATCCCGCTGTACGCCTCAACAATAGAATCAAGCGCCGCACGAAGTGTGCCTGCCGGGAATGCAATACCAGCCTGATTTGGCTTGGTGCTTCCCGCAATTTTGCTTGTGTCTGTAGTTTTAAGCAGCCTGTTTAGCGTGTAGTCATCATTTTTATTTGCTGCAACCACACCAAGCATTTTGGTTGCGGCTGATGTTTCAGTTTCATTCCCGTTGATTCCAATGCTGGATTGCCCAGCGCCAGAGGCTGGCGTGACCGTTGCAGAGCCAACCGGCTCCATCCTGATGTACGCGTTAGGGGTGCTAAATGTGCCCCAGCTTGTCACACGCCTTCTGGCAAGCGTCACAATAATTTGCGCAGTCCCTGAGGTCTTGACTGAATCGCCGCTGAAAACCACTGAGTCAATTAGGCTCTCAAGTGAGGAAACAGTGTTTTTTACCCCAACCACCTTGATGGTTTCCCCGCCCCTAAGCCCGTGCGCCTCAGCAAGTGTGAGCCTTACCTGATTTGCTGAGCTAGCGGTTGCCCGCGCGGCGGCAGTAATGTCAATACTGCTCACGCCGCTGCTGTTAGTACCTGTCTGGCTAAAGGTAAATGTGGTTGCTGAAGGCACGGTTGCAATCGTAAAGTTGCCGTTAAATGATGTGCCAGAGCCGCCAAGCACATTAGTGATTGTCACAGACATACCAACAGAATAATTATGATTTGAAACGGTGCGGATAGTAGTGACATTGCTTACCCGCTTAACCCCCTGCCGCGCCTCGCTGGCAATTCCCTTGGCGCTGACGGGTTTGCCAAAGACCACGAGCCTGTCAAGCGTGGCATTAACATCCTCAAGTGTAATGCTCGCCATCGTGCCTTGCCCTGACCCGCTGAGCTGCGCATTGACGCTGGAGAGCGTGCCCAAAAACAGCACATCAGTGCCGTCAGTGGCTGGCGCTGTGCCCGTATCTTTTTGGATAAGGCGCACACGCGCCTCATCTGGGGTTAGCAGCCACCACGGCCCTGCCGCTGGGGTGTCATCCTGAATTACCGTAAAGCTCATTGTTGCCCCAGCGCCGTCACCAGATGCAGCCATTTGGATTGATTCTGCTGGCACATAGAGCGCGGAGTTGCGAGCAGTGCCGCTGTAGTTAATCAGAGGATTGAGCACATCCTGCGAGAGCGCGGCAGTGTAGCTGCCGTCATCATCCTCCACCGTTGCAGTGCCGGCAGAGCCAGCGGCGGTAAAGGTAAATGTGGTGCCGCTTGGCGTGGTGGCAACCGTCCACGCTGAATTCATTGAAGTGCCCGCGCTGCCAGTAATTCCCTCAAGCGCGATAACCGCCCCAGGCACAAGGCTATGGCTTGAAACGGTGGTGATGGTTACTGTGCTGCCAGCACGCACCGCGCTCGTGATTGCTGGGCAATCAACCCATAGCTGGTATGGAGCAAGGGCCATTTAGCGCCCGCCTGTGCGTGTCACACCAGATGTTAGCGCCCTGATTCCAAGCCGTCTGTCAACCACATCCGCAAGCACCTGCCCATCAACCTTAATAGTGGTGCTGCTCTCCCAGGTGATATCTCTACCAAGGTATGCGGCAACGGGGGCAATTCCCTCAGTAATGCCATCCTTCATTGACCCGTATAGCTTTCCTCCACCAAAGATTTTGTCAATAAAGTAATCAGCCGTTCCAACGCCCTGAGGTGCCCCGAACATCCCCCCACCGCGGTCTGCTGGGTTTGCACTTGGCTTTGTATTCATACCTAGTGCTTCCATTACGCCCTTTGTAAGCCGAGGCACAATTTCGGTAAGCCCAACTGAAAGCCCAGCTGATAGGATTCCGATAATTCCTAAATCCTTAAGCGTTGAACCTATTGGCACAGCACCTGGCGTGCCACCACCGCCAGGCACCCCCACGGGAATACTAGGCGTAACGGGGATGCTCTTAAACATCCCCAGAAACTTTGTAATGGCTGCCTGCGCAAGCGCGCTACCAAGCCCGTTGATTATACCAGCGGTGAGCGCACCAGCAATCGTGCTGGTGATTGAAGCGGTAATGGGGTCAACGCCCAGCTTAATAAACTCTGAGGCAAACACTGCGCCAGCGGCTCCACCCAGACCGCCAAACTTAAAGCCCAAACCTGCAATGCCTGCAGTAACCAACCCATCAGGCCCTAGGAAGGTGGCAAGCTCTTTGCCGAATCCCGCAACGCTGCCAATAAATTGTGTGGCTTTATCAATGAGAATTGGCAACTCACGCTTAGCGGTTGCAACATAGCCTGGTAGTTTGGCTAGAAATTTCTCAACCAGCTCGCGCCCAAAGCGCTCAATTTTTGGCAGGTTGGCATTAATCTCCCCAAGCAAATCATCAAGCACAGGGCGGATGCCCTCAAGCAGCCGCGTGAATGTTGGCAGCCCTTCGCCGCCGCCAATAGCAAAACCGATTGATTCAACGGTTTCATCAATAGCAATGCGCACACCCTTGAATTGCCCCTCAAAGGTCTGAGCGTATTTTTCCGCAACGCCGCCCACCTTGCCGTTGATAGCGCCAAGAGCCTCTAGCCCCTTTGCGCCCTTTTCAATCTGGATGCCGTAGCGAGCAAGTGCGCCGGTGCTGCCAGCAAACGCCCTGCCTGCAAGCTTGGTTGCTGCTTCAAGGCTAATGTTTTTTGCACGCGCAAGGTCTTGCGCAGTGGCAAGGATTTTTTGCTGGTTGCTGTATTTCTTTGAGAATGCGCTGGCAATTTCGTAGCCCTTGCGCACCTCTGAATCAGTGAAGGCAAGTTTTGCCCCTGCCTCAATCAACTCATTCACGCGCTTGGTTGCCTGCTCTGTGGTTAACCCTCGCGCCTTAAGGGTGGCAATAAGTTTC